CGCAGGGATCTCCAAGAAGATCACCGTGCCCTTGGTAATGCCCGTGCCCATCGAAGAAACCAGCAACTCGGTGTTGGTGTCGTAGATGCGGGAACTGTTCAGGACCACCTTGCCACCGAAGTCGGCAGCGTCGCAGCTGAACACCTGGAACTGGACCGTGCCAGCACCCGCGCCCTGAATCGTTACGCCCATTCTGGCGTAGAGCTTTGACCCGATGCCGAGAGAGGCTTTCAGCTGACCGGCGTCATAAACGTCGGCAGCTTCCGTCGTCCCATCGGTCGCGATCAGCGACAGCGTGGCGTCAAGCCGCGCATTCAAATCTGTTAGTGCCATGGTCAAGTCCTCCGATTAGGCGGTGATGCGCTCTTCGGCGTTGATGATCGAATCGCACTCGCGAATCGGGATGCCCATGAACGTGGTGAACGTGCGCGGGGTGCCAAACTGGCTGAAGCCTTCCTCGATGCGAAGAACACTGGTGCTCTTTTCCATCGCGATCGATGACAGACCTTCGTGCGCGGTCTTGTTCATGTAGAACGCCAAGCGGACGCCGTCCTTGTTTTCGATGCGGTAGTAAGCCGTGAGCATCTTCTTCAAGATCGTCGTGTAGGAAGTGGCCCCGATCGGGGTCTGCTTGCCCGTGAGGCCAACGAGGTCCGAGACATCGATGTTGCAGATGCGTGCGACCTGACGCCAGTCGGCGACCACAAGGCCCGCATCCCAGTTCCAAACCTGTTCGTAGGCTTGCATTCTGCCCGTGGTAGCGGTGCCAGCTGCGTTGTAGACATCAACCGCGACTTCGCCGAGGTCTTCCATCTCCAAGCCAGCGACGCTGCCCTTCGGGAAGGTGCAGAACACGCTGTCGTCGCCCCAGGCCACCAGCCAGATCGAGGTGTTGTCGGTGCTGGTGCCGCCCGCGTCAATGATGTTGGCCGCGTTGCCCGCGCTGAGGCTGCTGTAACGAGGTGCGAAGCCCATGAACTTGGCAGCGGTCGCAGCCGAGTTGCCATAGAACAGAGTCGAAGCCATCTCGTTGCGCATCGCGGAGACCTTCTGTTGCGCCGCGCGCATCATGAGGGCTTCCTTGTTGCCACCGATTCGGACCAGGCGCTTGTCGACGCGAGACCGCGTCTCCATCATGCCAATGCCCTCTTCGACCTGGGCGTGCGTTCCCTTGCTGTCCGGGATGCCCTGGTTGAATTGACGCCAGTAGACTTCAGGCAGCTTCGTTTCGACGGTCGTGACGTGGTGTGTCGTGCCGTTCGCTTCAACGTGAACCACGTCGTCGAGAATCTGATCAGTCTTCGACAGCATCTTCGCGACCTTCGCGGGTTTGCCATCGGGGTTGTGGAGCTTCGTCCAGTCGACGAGCGTTAAGTTGCCATCTGCAATTGCTGCCATCTTGATTTCCTCTAACTAAGGGACTTGTCGAACAACACAGCTGCGTCGCTCGACTTGCTTTCGCTGCGACGCGCCTGTTGAGGTGCGCCTGTGTGCAGCTTGTCGTCGCTAATCGATTTGCCGACTCGGGACAGGAAGCGGATCACTTCCGGCATGTCACCGATGCCTGCACTCGTGTCTCCCAACAGCGCGTTGAACTCGTCCGAACCGAACTTGGTCATCGCGGCCTTCGCATAGCCAAGGGCTTCCTTGTGCTTCGATCCGCCGATTTCCGGGTCCTTGAGAGCGGCTGTCTGCCACTCGGTTCGTAGCTCGACCATCTGATTCCGTTGGCTAACAGCCACGGCACTGACGAGCTTCTGTGCCTTCTCTTTCGAGAGGTCCAGATCCTTGGCGACTTCACAGATGCCATCGATCATCGAGCCTGTGAGACCAACACCGTTGTCCGGCGTCTCAAAATCCCCATAGGTCTCGGGAGCACCCGTTTCCTCGCTGCCTTCACTCTCACCTTCAGCATCGCCTTCGCCCTCGGACTTCTCCGCTGGCTTGCCATTGTCTGGCTTCGGATCGCCCTCGCCTTCAGCCTTACCGGCTGCGCGCTGTGCTTCCCGCTGTTCGATTACCTGGGTGGTCGTGAGACCTTCTTCGCTGACTTGCTGTTCTGAGACCTGACCAGCAGCTTGCTGATCACCTTGTTGCGACTCGTTGCCCTGATTGGAATTGTCGGGTTCTGATGTCTTCTCAACTGCCATCTGCTTCTAGCTCCATGTGGTGGAACAGTTCGAGCGAGGCAGCACGCATCGGCTTGATCACGTACTCGTAGACAAATGCGGCACGGCTGTTCTGCCACGACATATGGCCGAAGTTGCTCGTGAACGCCGATGCTGGCGGAGCCTTCGCGATCAGAGCGCGCACAATGCGGCGGCCCCTCTCGTGCGACATGAGCCATCTCCAGTCGTCGATCGCGTTCGTCTTGTCGTTGGCCTGGTCCTGCTCCATTTCTGCAGCAAGCTCGGCTTCGCGAAGGGCGGCTTCGATCGGGTCGGTCTGGGGAAGGCTCACGATTGGCGGGAAACTAACGCTGCCAGAATCGCTACCGCACCCGTCACTAGGCGACTGGAGGCGGCACGATGTCGGCTGGCTTGGCCTTGGCTGCCTTCTTCTTGGCCACGTTTTCGACCTTCGTCGCAGGGCCTCGCCACTTGACTAGCAGCGGGAAACCGATCACCAGCGTCGATACCGTGTTGATCAAACCGTAGACCAGCGGCTTCCATCCTGCGCCGGTCAGTGCGGTGTGCTGCGCCTGCGTGATCACGTCATTCGCGAGCAGTTGGTCAGCTACCTCGCCGTCGATCGTGAGTTGCTCAAGCATTGAGCAGCCGGGCAGCAGGATCACGGCAGCGACAGCGCAGCCGACAAGCAGCCAAGGAGTGTTTCGGGCGTTGATCATCATTATTTCTCCAAGCGGGCAAGCCGCTCACGCAGCGCGCGTATCTCGGCCTCATAGACCGCCACGCGCTGACTGGTCTCGACCATGGTTGCGGTATTGCGCTCGACTGCGATCTTGACCTCAAGCATCAGCTCGCCGACGTAGCTCACGTTGGAACTGAGGTTGGCGATGAAGATGGTGCCCCCGATAATCATCACGAGCAGGATGCGAACGAGGCCAACAGAGATGGCTGATGCCTGGGAGATGACGACGGGTTCCTTGGGGGGTGGCATTAGATGTGACGGAAGGTGATTTCTACGCGGGCAGCCGGTGCGTTGGCGGCGGGACCATCGAAGACGACAATCCACTCGTCACCCTGAGCGAAGGCGACCTCCGAACTCCACTTGCCAGCCGTGACGGTGGCCTTTGGAGTGCCCGAGACGACGCCTGGCGGGTAGCCGGTCAACGCCACGGCCCCGGTGGACGGCGTGACCTCGATGTTGGTGGCCGCCGTGACCGTTGCGGTGAACATCGACAGCCCGAGGCTCTCGGCCCCAGGTATCAGGTTGACGTTCCCGCTCGCGGCTGACGTGACCGTCGAGGCGTAGGTCGTGAGGTTCAGGCCTCTTGGTTCCGGGGTCAGCTCAACCACGGGTTATGCCAGGGAGAACAGCCCGGAGGCGTGTTGCGTGATCGTCAGTGTGCTGCCATCTGCGGCGGTCACGTCTGCGGGGGAGCTATCCAGCAAGCAGTAGCAGAGCACGTTCCCGCTGACCTTGTAGATCGCCGCGAACCGGGCAACGATGTCGCCACCCGACGCAGTCCAGGACGGGTTGGTGGATTCATCAACAGTCACCGTGGTCGTGCCGCTCAGTGCCAGCGTCACAGCCTTGTCGTTCTGAGTGTAGCCGTAGTCCGTTGCGACCTCGTTGCTCACTGAGGAGTAGGCAGTCGATGCCGCGCCAAGGTCGCTAGTGCTGAGGAATAGCGCGATCCGAAACGAGTCGGTGTCGAGGTCGAAATCCCCGTTCAGGAGCGACGTGCGCCCTGCATTTGTGAAAGTCCATGCGCCTGCGGCCATATCTCGATACCTCTACGAAGTCGATGCGGTGAATGTGGCGACCTCGGTGAAGTCCGAAGTCGGTGTTCTCTTGAGCAACCGCAGCGTCCAGTCCCCCGGAGCATTGTCCGAGAGCCAAGCAACCGAAAGGCACGCGGTCACCATGGTGTCTGACACCGGCACGCCCACGCTGCCGATGGCAAGTGCACTGCCGCCACCGATGGCCAGCGGGAGCGCGACGACGCCACTGGATGCGCTGACACCCTCAACCACGATCGCGGTGAGGGTCGGCGAGTCATCAGCCAGCACGAAGCCGAGTCGCTGCAAGAACAGCCGAAGCTGGCTGTCAGTCTTGCCCGTTTCCATGCGGATCGGGTTCAAGCGGCTCTTGGTCACGGCTAGATTCCTGGCGTGACTTCGGAACTGTTGATCTGCGCGATGCTCTGCGCCTCGGCCAAGCTCTTGGCGCTACCAGCCTGCACGGCCATGGCTTCGGACTGCGCGGCGGCAGCTTCAGCATTAGCACGCTCAGCGCGCATCTCTAGCACGTCCTCCGTTGGGACGATCATGCCAGGGTCGACGCCAAGCATCCTGCCGTAGTCGTCAAGCGCAGAGTCAGCGTCGAACTTGTCGATCACGTTCGGCTTCAACTCGGCCAACTCGGCGACCTTGACGTGCAAGCGGTCACTCTGCTGCGTCTGCACGGCCTTCTGAGCCTGGGCGAGCATCGAAACGAATTGGATGTCGAGTTCCTTGCCTTCAAGTTCGGGCGGCGGCGGTGGCAGCAGACCGGCCTTGTCCATGTGATGGAAGACCAGATCGACCAGCGGGCGCAGAAGCTCGTTGTGAACGCGGTCCAGCACCGGGCCAAGCATCAGCAGCTTTTCCTCGTGGCGGCGCGCGACCTCGAACGCAGTCATCCGGTGATCAGCCTGCGCGATCATCAAGAACAAGTCCGCGAAGAACGACTGGCGGATGCGCTCCCGCGTGTCCTGGATGTCTTCGAGCAGGTGGCTTAGGTTGATATTGACGTTCCAAGCACTCTGGATCTGCGCTTGCTGGCCCGTCCCTGGCTCGACGAAGTTGATGCCGCCCGGCAGCATGTCAACCTCGTTGCCCTTCATGCTGTTGGGCACCTGTATGGGCGGCTTGACCATGTAGTCGATGCCCTGCCCCTTGCGCATCTGTTGATGCTGAAGGCTTTTAGTGTCTCCGAGGGCCTCAGCGCCCGGCCCGTTTCCGTAAACATCTCCGCCGCTCACGTCCCATCGAGGAACCAGCGCCGGGAACATCTCGAATCCGCTGATGCTCAGCACGTCTTGAACGCGGTAGCTCTGCCCCTTCTCCCAGTAGGTGGAGCGGATCGGCATGTTGCGGTTGTCGGCGGCGGTCAGGTCGCGATCGATGCGCGGCTCGACGCCATGCCGAACCGTGATCCAGTCCTGAAGGCCACCGTGCTCGGCGCGGTCCTGGACGTGCGGTGAGAGCGACTTGAAGCCGAACTCTTTGACCATCTGGGATACGGTCATATCGAACTCCCTAAAGAGGGTGTCGACCGTACCAAGGTCACCTGAAGCGATCCGATACTGACCCGCCGTAATGGGGTAGCAGTGGAAGACCTTGTCGAAGTTGGGGCGCACCAGCGTGGCCGATGTCCCGAAGACCAGCAGTTCGCCGTAGGCCGAGTCGAGTGCGCCGTAAGTGTTGGTCCTGGCCATCACGCGCATCATCATGTTGCGCACGTCACTGGTGTATTTGACGACCGCGTGCCGCTTGTTCAACGACGGGTCGGCTGTCTCCAGGGCGAACCATGGACGGGCTGGTGACGACGCTCCGGCCAGCATCCCGGCGCGGGCGGTCTTGACTGCCTTCAGGCCAGTGTTGTCGTAGATCGTGTTGTGGACCTTCTGGCCCTTGTTGCGGTCAGACGCGAGGAACCGACCGTTGCGCGGCATGAGAACGCGGCTGATCTCCTGCAAGTGCGGCTTGTGCGTGCTGAACTCACGATCGAGGTGGCCGTAGCTCTCGTCGAGCATCTGCACGTAGCTCTGCCCCATCTTCTCAGGCGGGGCGATACCAGTGTTTCTCACGGCTACTCTCCCAGGAGGGTGCTGCGGCCCACGCGCAACTGATTCGATGCGACGCCACCTGAGCCGGACAAGATCGTACTGCCGAGACCGGCTGAGTCCTGCTGTTCCGATAGCAGCGCCGAGGCGTCTGGCTTCTTCTTGCGGGTCTCGGCGATGCGTTGGCGCTCGGTGCGCTGCGTGCTTGCTTGGCGCGCCTCGGCGTCAGTCTGGGCTTCCTTCGAGTCCTTGCGGCTTCGGGTCGCTCGTCGGCCAGCCTTGTTGCCTTCGACTGCCGAGACGGTGCTCGTTGCGGTCGCGGCGGTGATAGTGGCAATCGCTGCCCAGGTAGATGCTAGATATGCCATGGTCAGATTCCCTTGAAGAACGAACGCTCGGCAAGGGTGTAACCAAGCCTCTCGATGATCGGGCCAGCGGTTGCTTCTCGGCCAACGGTCTCGATAGCGGACATGGCCACGCGGTCGATGCCACGTTCCTTTGCCCACGCCTCCAGCTTCTTGACAAGCCGGATGCCCTGGCCTCGGTGAGTCTCGTCAACCCACCACGCCAGCTCGACCGCCATGCGTGTTTGCGGGCTGAACCATGGGCTGGTCTCGACGCCGATGATCATGCCAACCGCCCGGCTGTCGTCGTCCACAAGGAACACAACGGCCTTGGGATCGAGCGTGAGTCGACGCGCTACCTCGACCAACTCGTCGAAGTCGTGCTGCACTGGCGTCGCCAATCGTCCGATAAAGCTCATGCCCAGGTGGGCGATGGCCTCAGCGTCATCTGGTGTGGCGGTTCGAATCAGCACTGGCGGGATGCTAGATTGGGGGGCTGGACTACCGCACCCGCATGATGTAGCGTGCTGACTCACCCGCGTCGGTGCATACCTTCAGCCTGGACCAACGGGCTGAAATGGGACGACGCGCAAGTCTCCGCTTAGTTCTCAAGCTAGGCGAAGGCAAGCAGTCGCCCCGGTCGTGGATTTGATTCCGCGAGCGGGGCGGATCATTTATGCGTCGGGTCGCCGGAGACCCAGGAAAGCGGCGGACAATAGCCCCCCGGAATTGGCAGACTCCGTCGTCAAGCAGGTTCGAATCCTGCGAGACGCTCCATATATCCGGCCAATAACCGGACGAAAAGCAGGCAGCCGCGACTGTAGTGAAACGCGGTAGTCGTCAACCCCGGCTAGTTACAATGCCTAAGATCGTTGGCTAGCTGGGGGGCAGCGCATCAGAAGTCGCCAAGCGGGTCGTGATCGCTCAGCCGCTTGTGATGAACTGCCGCCGCACGCTCATACTCGTCGGGCATGTGAACGTGGCCCCCGAACGTCAGCATCAGGCAGTCAGCCCTGTTCGGTGAGCGCCCAATGATCTTCTTGATCGCGTCCTTCGGGATGATCTGGAGCTTGTTGTCGAGGCGCGGCACGGTTTCCATCGCGTTCAACTCGTCGCGCAATACGTCGTCTTCAGGGATCGCGCCCCCCTCCTTCAGCCAGTCGCGGACACTCTTCGCCATGTCAGCCCGCTTGTTCAACGCGCTGCTGTCGCTCGCCGCACCGCTGAACCAGACCAGCTGCCAGTTGCTGAAACCCATCGTCTTGCCAGCCGAGTAGATGCCCGTGCCGTAGCCGCCGTCGATGAAGACCGCTGCTGGCTTGTGGTCGGCGCAGAACCTGGCCAGGATGTTTGCCACCTCGACATCGTTGTCGTTCTTCGGCAGCACGCAGAGGGTCTGGTACGCAAGCCCCTGGCGCATCCCGATGACAAGCTCGTCGTCACCTTCCCAGCTGCCATCGAGACCAATAATCTTCGGCGCGAACTCGTAAGCTGCGGGGCGTAGTGCCCGACCGAAAGCGGCCTCGACATCGTTCTCGTTGATGAACTGCTTGGCTGCCATGCTCGGGAAGATACCGCGGCAACGGACCTTCATGAAGTCGCTGTTCTCGCCGTAGGTCTCAGCCCAGCGTGC